ATTTTGGAAAGTAGTTATACCTGTCTCAAAAGCTGTTTGACCTGAGTTTACATATACTGATGAAATTAAAACAACAGATGCTCCACTATCCATGTGGAAACCTTTAGTTTGTTTGTTCCAAGAAGTGTAAACTTGTTCAGTACATGTATAAGCTGTAGGATTTTGTTTACCTTTGTATTCAAAGAAATTAGAGTCCCAACCAACAGAAGTACTAAAACCTAAGTATGTTCTTCTTACATTATCCCCTGAACTAATGATTGTATTATCATTACCTGTAGATAATCCAAATGGAGGATTACTTACAGTTTCACCAGGAAACGCATATTTAGTTTTGTAAACAGGAAACACTTCTGTAAATGCTGCGTTGTTAGAAGAATCATAAGTTCTAACAGTATAACCTTCAAATCCACAAGGAATTGCATCCGCAGGTGCGTCTTCATTAACCTCTAACATAATATATTTAGAGTTAATCGCGTATTCACCGTCAGCAGTACCAACTTTCTTAGCAATGTAGTTATTTTGTGATGGGTCCATTGTACAGTTAGTATATTTTTCAATAACAACTGGATTTTGGTCAGTATCAAAATAATCTCTAACTAAAAGGTCAAATGTTAATCCATCAAAACTCATGTTAGCCAATGAAACTTTAACTTCTCTGTTTGCAGCGTTACCGTCAGAAATAGTTATATATCGGAACAACTGATATACAGTGTTACCGCGAAGTTCAGATACAATCCATGGAGAAAATGCTGTCTGATATCTTTCCAAATAGTTACCTAAAGACAACGCATTACCAGGAGCTGCTGATGCCGCTCTTTCATTTGCGATGAAATTAGGATTAATACCTCTTATGGCTCCTTGTCCGTATGAGTAATTCAATAATGTTGGGAAGTATTCTTCAACAAATAAAGGAACGTCAACTCTATTCTTTTGGAAGTTACCTGTACCAAATACCTTACCAATAAAGCTAGTCTTTGTATCATCTAATGACGCTTCAAAACTAAACGTGTTACCGTCTTTATCTGTACCTGTAACTCCAAATTCCGCAAAAGGATTAGATTGTGCATCAACATAACTACCTGTTGTTACTAAAGTTGAGTCTCCAGTGCCTGAAACTTGGTAAAGTGGACCGTTTTGAGTTGTTGTGTATTCAGTAATACCTCTTGAACGAAGAGTTGCAAGAATTGTATTGTTGTATCCTGAATAGGTACCCATAGTACCAGTAAATGAAAATAATCCGCCTTCTAATGTACCTGATGCCACTCCAGAAACTCCTGGTGCTAAATCAAGTGTTCTAAAGTAAAAAGAATATCCACTATAATTTATTGAGGTTACTGCGTCTATTGGATTGAATGCTCCAAAATACCAAGCGTCATTTTCAGTATCAGTCAAAGTAACGGCACTGAATGATAATTCAGGAATATCAAATGCATTAGTTGTAACCCCAGTCCAATCAATTCCAGGAGTCGACCCTGTACCTAAAGCTCCCCATACAACTGCGTTTGCACCTGTACCAGTGATTGTAGTTTCATTTAAAAGGAACGCATCAACATCGCTCTGATATGTTGATGTACTACCGTCAAATTTTCTATAAGTTGTATTAAGGTCTTGATAGAAAGGTTCACCTGACATAGAAGACCAATCTACTACTACAACACCTGTGTTTGTGTCCGCAGTATATGGAATTGCACTTAATGTTGCTTCATTATTACTATCAATAACTAAAGTTGACGGGTCTAAATTTGCCATTGCTGTTAATGTCCAAGAAGGACCTGCATCATATCCAGAAAGACCCAAAACTCTAGATACGAATAATTGGTTAGATTGCTGTAAGTATGCTTTAGCGATATACGCTGCTTCATACTTTGGAATTTGTGTGTTCACAAATTTTTCAGGTGATGTCGAACCAAAATACGCTTCGAACTCTTCAAAGTTAGTCACAAAAATCGGTTCGAAAGCCGGGCCCTTGAGTGTTTCACCCACGATACCTAGCGTTGTAACACCAACACTTTGTGCAACGAATGAAAGTTCGGTTTCGGTTGTATACACACCGGGAGAAACGAAAACTTTTGTTGCCATTTACTTTTTTGTTTTTAAAGATTTATTTTTCAATAAATACTATAGAAAAAACCAAAAGTTTTTAATTTCTTAATCTATTTATTTTAAAGTAAGAATAAATTCTTACTTTTTTCTGCTTTGAAGATTAAGAACCTTAAAATATCAGAAGAGTCCCATACAATACTAAAAAAATATTGTATGAAAAAAGGATTAAAGATACATAAATTTTTAGAAAATTTAATTATTGAAAACTGTTCTGAGAAGAAAGATTTGTACGGTGAACTATAAAGTTAGTTCTACCGCTAATTGAATTTTTGCCGGTATTGTATTGTCAGTCTTCTGTACCGTAATTGATAAAACATCGTCGCTGTTTAACCTTATTACACCGTCAACATTATCAAAAATATTACTCCCATAAAATAGACCATTAATTAATACATCGTAGGTGTCGATATTATCTAAACCAACTGATTTTAAATTAGCGGGATATTTGAACTCCTGTGTAAAATTATTTTCACCAAATGGAAAATCAAGTACTAAATCAAAATTTGAAGTATTATCAAGGGCTCTTCTATTTTTTTTAATTTTAGCAGACCTTTGATTTGTCTCAAGTAATGTAAAAGTTCTACTAACCCCAGGACTTACTTGAAATTCATTTTCGTCCATCAAAAATCCCATCATTGTAAAATTATAACTCTGAATATAATATTTTCTCTTTTCGATTTCAGTAACAGATTCGTCTTGTAGGTCGTCCATAATAATTGGAATATAATGACCTTTTATTACTGTGTAAGCTTGACGGGAAGAAAATTTTTCGACGACAACTTTATTAAATGAGTTTAGTTCTCTCATTCTGTTACAAATAATTTTAATTGAGAACTTAATATCAACAGGAACTGGCTGAGGTATTGTATATACATCCATACCCCTAACTCCATTATCCCAATTTGGTACCATCGCATAAAAAAATTGTTTTCTATTTGGTATTGTATATTGAAGTGAGGGTAGTGTACCATACTTCACTTCAGGACTTCTAACAGTAGTAATTACAGGAACACTAACATTTTTATCTAAATCGTTTATGTTCCATGTTTGAGTGAATTGAGCCCAATTTTGAGTTGTAATTAAAATATCAACAACAGGTACTACTTTTCCATCAACTACAACCCTTAATTCATTTTTCACAAAATCTAAAAACCCCCTATCTAAATCTTCGTGTAGAATAGATTTTGGAAGAAAAGTTCCATACTGATTTATTTGGTCAAGCATTTCTTGCCTTCTTGACGGACCGTAAAGTTCAGGTGTCAGCTTAATATGTTTTTTTATTTTTTTTCCAAATCCCATTATAATCCTCTAAATTCATTATCGTTTACAGGTACTCCAACAATTGTTCTATAAAATGCCTTGTACCCGCCATATGTATGTTTGTTGTCCGAAACTACACGACCGTCATTTGCGACAGAATAATACCTAACTCTCGTCTCGCTCTCATAGTAACCAACGTAGTCTCCGAACTCAATATCAACACCAAGTTCATCAAGATGTGACTGATAGACAGAAATTCTTATGTTACCTGGTTCCATTTGGTCTAACTTTGAATTACCAAGAAATTTATTCTCTGGAGCTGAAACTTGCACAAAAGCTTTAAATTCCATAGGTGGATGGAACTTAATAGAGTCTTTTGTAGTTTCACCGTAAACATCATCAGTATTTGTTTTTGTCCTGTCAACTTTGTACAATACAAGAGTGAAATTCATATCCCCATGAAGCCACTCCTTACCCATTCCGACATCCAAGTTGAAGTCCTCTGCTCCAAAAAATTTATTTAACCTTGTAATTGGTACATTCCTCTGTGCCATATTGATAAATATCTAATTTTGAATTATAATTAAGGTAGTGGAAGATTCAGTCGATATTAAAAGTATTGAACAGAAGACCCTTTTAGTTTTAGAGACTTATCAGGGTTCAAATAACTATATTCTAAAGTTAAAACAGCAACATGCTGTAAACTCTAAATTTATTCCCACAAGAGCTCAATGTGATTATGTTATAGGGTTCAATAAAACTGAACCAAAGGTTGCAAAAAAATGGGTTGAAATTGATTCGTATTTTGCAAAAAAACTTGTTGATGATAATCCATTTATTAAAGAACCTGAACAAATTTATGTTGAAAAACTTCTTGTAGAGAAAGATAAATCATATCATATTTGGGGAAAAATATTTAGTGGAGACACCCTACACGACTTTTGGATTCCTAAAACGGCAATTCACAAGGCAAAAACAAGAACTGCTGAAGTATATTGGGATAAATATTCTCACCGACCCCCACTTGAACACCAAAAAGAGTGTATAATTAAACTTTTAGAAAACGATAAGTATATTGTTGCGGATGATATGGGTCTTGGAAAAACAACATCGACTGTCATATCTTCCATTGAAAGTGGGTCTAAGAAAATTTTAATTATTTGTCCCGCAACTTTGAAGATAAATTGGAAAAGAGAAATTGCTCTTTATACCGATGAGTCAATTTACATTGTTGAAGGTAAGAAGTGGGAAGAAGGTTACAAATATTATATTATAAATTATGATATAATGAAAAATTTTCATGAGCCGAAATCAAAAGAATCTGTTTTACTTAAAGAAAATTTTGATTTGGTCGTTATTGATGAGGCTCATTATATCTCAAACCCACAAGCTCAAAGGACAAAAATTATAAATGATTTGG